TTGCAAAATTGTATTAGTAATTCAATACACAGTAATCCATACCAATAGTAACTGTTAAGTTTTGAGCTGCTGCTTCATTATCCCAGTTATATTCTCCGAATTCTGCGGCTTTAACAAAAGCACCTTTAATAATCCATTCAGAAACGATATCACCTACAGGACCTAAAACATCAATAGTTAAATCTTTTTTGTAGAAATCAGAATAACCATCTCTACCTGTTACAGATTCATGATGTAGACGAACCCACTCCATTACGGCTTGTGCTCCTGAAGGAGTGATTGGATCAAACATAGTCATTGTCAAATCATTCCATTTTAATTTACCCTTAACTTTTCTATATGTGTTGATGTGGTTAAGAACAATTTCTTCCTGCGAGAACCCGACTGATGAAATACCCTTAATTGTATACGATGGAATACCGTCTACATACATGATAAATCGATTCTGGACTTTTGGTTCAAAAGCTGTGAAAAATATTTCGTTTGGATCTATTACTGCCATTTTGCTTTATATTATGTTGTTTTGTTATAAATATTAAATTTTTCTTTCTTTATGCTGGGAAAGTAGCTCCAGTTGGTAAAACATTGAAATCTAAGTAAATGAATTCAGCTGTTTTAGTTGGTTGTAGATAAATAGCACCTACTAATTGGTTTCTATCTATAACATCTGGTGTATTATTTGAATCATCCATCACTACTTTAAAGGCATACAAACCTTGTCTTTGTTGTACACTTTCTAAGTATGGGTTAACACTACCTAAGAATTGGTTTCTTGTTGCTGCGGTATTTTGTTCGAATACTAAATTATCAGCTACTTGAGAAATAAATCCTTTAAGTTGAATTAATAGCCTTCTAACATTTACTCTATCAAGCGCACTTGCTTTAGTTTGTAAAGTTTTCTGACCAAATACTACGTTTCCAGCATTAGGGAATGAAGCAATTGGGTTAACTTTACCTTCATAAAGTGAATCACGATTAGCTTGAGTATATTTTCTTTCAGGTTTAATTACTGTAGATAAACCACCTCTATTTAAACCAGCAGGTGCAAACCAAGGCTCAGCTACTCTATCATTAAAGGCATAAACACCAGGAATTACTGTTGAAGCTGGTACCCAAATTAATTGACCTGTTCCTGGATCTGATACTCTTAACCATGGGGCATAAGCTGCAGCATAACTTGAATTCAATTCAGCTGCTTCTCCTGTATAAGTTAAAATTGTAGAATTGTAAGGAGCTAAATCAACTACCGCAATAGCATCTCCTCTTTCTTGACACATATTAATCAATTGAGCTACTTCAGTTGAATGTTGGCTTTGATTTAAACCAGGCATTGTAATTACATTAAACTGGAAATCATCTTGATTTGATAGTAAACTAATTGATTGAGTGTAATCATCTGGGCTAATACCTTGAATATTAGTTGCATTAATATTTTCATTAAATAATGCTGGGCTTCCTACAAATACCTCTCCAGAAGCACCACCAAATGAACCACTTTGAATTGCAGGCATAGAACCTGTAAATTCATTTTTAGCATTTCCTGAGTTATCTAAATAACGAGGAGTTGTAAAATTAACTGATTCTACTCTAATATAATTTGATCGGTTTGGATAACTTCCAGTTTCTTGTATATAATACCCATCAGTAGCATCACCTGCAAGAGTTTTTCTAGTATCACCAATTACTTTAGTAATATAATTATCAGAGAAAGGATCTAATGATAAATTAGTAAATGTTTCTAAAATTGATTTTTCTCTTTGAGTATCATTACCCCTTCTAATAGTTAAAGTAAATTGACCTGAAGAAGTATTTACAAATGGGATTTCCCACCTTACGTTATCAAGAGATCCACTTTCTAAAGCACCTGTACTAGCTTCAGTAGAAGTACTATTCATAATATCACCCTCAGATAAAGTAGCTAATACAAAAGGAGACAAACCTGAATCAGGACCACTAGAACCTGTAGCAATAGTTGATGAAGAAGCTGCTGTAAAAGAACCTGATACTACTCTAGTAACTAATAAAGTTGTACCTCCTTCTGTGAAGTAATTATATGCTGAATATGCAGTTAAGTGAGAATAAACACTTCCACCACTAGTGAAAGTTTCCCCAAATTTACTTACATAATCGCTGTATGAGGTAACTAGAGTAGGTATATTAACAGGACCTTTTACAGTAGGTCCAAGAATAGCTGTTCCAGCTTGGGTTGGTTGTCTTGTGATAAAAGACTGATCGTTTTCTCTTGCTAAAACGCCCGGGGAGACTAAAGTTTC